GCTAATCTTCTCCGCTACAAAGTAGGTATTCTCCCAACGATCAGTGCCCCATGGTACTACAAAGTTACCTGTATCGAGTGTACGATACCAAGGCATATTATCCATGATACCTTGTGTAAATTCTACCTTATTACCAGCTTTAGTTAATGGTGCATAAGTACCCTCTTCTTGCGGGGTTGGCGAATGTTCAGCACCGAAACCAAATTTACCAATGCCCGTTCCTGTAAAGAAAGCATTTTGTACTTGCTTCTTACTCTCTTGCTTAACGCCCATATGTATCATCATTTGATTTGATACACGCTCCATTACTTTTGCTACAGCCGTTGCTTCCGGACCAGGCTTCTTAGGAGTTATTGATATACCTGGATTACGGAAATAAATCCTAGGAGTCATCATCCTGAGCATCATAAAGACAACATTCTTAGGCAGAATAGATTCGTGATAATCACCTCTGTAGAATGCTTGCCACATAGGCCACTTAGCTTCAGCAGCCCAATTCTCTCGATACTTTATGCCGGAATTGATTTGCTCTTCCCACCATCCAACGTCGGGCTTACCGTTTTCGTATCCTTCCATATCTTAGTAATTTCGTTAAACTTAGTATAATCTTTAGTTTTATATATATCTATTAAATCAACGCGGTATATCGCATCTTCTATTGTTATATTTCGTAATGTTCTTGCGCAACGAGTAAAGGCATTTTTAGAATTGTCACCTCTAGCTACTACTTTTATTATAGGTCCAAAAGTCTGCGTAGCATAATAGCGTTCTTTCTGGTACTTAACATTAACTAAACCACAATGCTTTACATTTGCCTCGAATAGTCCTTTAATCTCATTATCCTTTGTTGTTGGCCATCCTATACGTTGCAGTCTCATTGATACATATATATTATCAATCATGTTAAGATCTGATCTAACACCTCCAGCAACTTCTAACAGGATGTCTAATGGATCCTGTTGCATACTCTCTAAAAATATCTCGGTACTATCAAATGAAAAGCCAACATGAATATCAGCCAATCTTCGCTGGTCGAACCCTAGCCGAACCGGGCCTCTATACCGGCTATTTTCAAATATTGATTTAAGGTTTCTCAAACCTTCAAATATACTTTGCGGAATCTCTTCCGTAACTTTAGCTACCGTACACATTGGTCCTAGTCTGGGACCTAAAACCTCAGAAATTAAATTCCAATGATAACTTAATTGCAGGAAAGGTGTGCACCACTTACGACCATTCCACCATGCTTCTATATAATAATCTGGTGTTTTATTAGACAGTTGAAGCCCTGTTAGCTTCATTAAGGCTACCTTATTACCAACATTCTTATTGCCTAAAGTAAAAAACTTACTTAGTCCTAGTACATGCGTTGGTGCTTTCTCAAATCTAATCTCTTTATAGCCAAAATACGGATCATCTGCAATTACAATATCACTATTATTTACGTAAGGTCTCCATGCTGAAATCCTGTCATATAAACCAGAACCTGTCTGTAGATCTTCATTATGGATAAATGCTTTTACGTTATGACCTTCTTGCGCTAGCCTTGTAGCTAGACTTAGACCTTGACCACAACTAAGAAACAAAACATTCATCTAATTATACTCAATTAAACCTGATATACAAGGAAACTTACCTTTGCGTCTTTCACTTAGAATAGCTTTCATAGTAAATTCTGCTTCCGGATTTACAATCTTAACTAAACCTTCTCCTTGATATGCAAGATAGGCTTCGTAATTAACTCTCGCTACATTAGCCATTCCTAACGCCATAACTGTATCATCATGTGTTCCAGCAGATGCTTGCAACCTAGAATTTATATCACTAATCGGCACTTCAACAAAAGAACTAAGCTCACCTCTTAAATAATCACTAACTATTACAAAACCTTCAGCTAAATTCTTCCTTAATAAACCTATGATGCTAAGTTTGCTTGCTCTAGTTGTCTGTGTTCCTACTCCGTACACTGCACTTGATAGGATATCAGAAGAAAACATAAGGTTTCTCGGATACTTACTTAGTAATTCAGTTACCGTAACACCACCATGATTGTTAGTCTCCACATTAACCCAAGCATCATTATACATCTTACCGATCCAAGCTATAATATCTGCAAAGGCATCAGGACTTATTTTATTGTCAATGTATTCCCCAACCTGTCTTTGATCTTCCAAGCATAAGATTTCAATAACTGAATAGTCTCCACCAACACCACCACTGACATCAGCACCCAAAACATAATGGCAGCTAGGAATAGGATGGCGTACATCCCTATGGAAATTCCAAGACTCTTCATGTTGCTGCCAATATTCACCAATATCCTCAAAAAGGACTCTATGAAAGAATGATTGACCACGGCTTCTAAAGCATTCCTCTAATGTTAATGGATACTCCTGGCGAAAGAGACCTAAGTCTCCATCCATCTCATCTATCTTCTCACGCCGCCATGCTAATTGACCAGCGGATAAGCTATGCTCAGCAAGAACTTCAGGCTCCTCCATGGATGGATCAAGAGTCTCATATATAGACTCTTCCTCAACCTCGCTGAGCTTTAATGTGTATTCTGCAAAATCCTTCCAGTTCAAAAAATGCAAGGTATACTGAGATGTTGGATTTGCTGCGGTTATACATCTCCTGTGATACCATGTTTGTGCTCCATTACCAGTTGATTCAAATATTACTAATGAATTTTGTTCCGGTACACTTTGCAATAAGCCTGCAGTCATTGCTTTTGGATCCGGCCAGTATGCTACTTCGCTACAAAGGAGGCGATTTATGGTTCCAGACCTGCCAGATTTAGTATTTCCAGCCGTCTCTACATAAAATGTAGCGTTAGTTGCTACAAACCGGATCTCTCTTTTCGTGCTACTAATCGTTTCAATCTCATCACCTATAAAATTATCCAGAAAGAAACGTACTCTTTGAAATAACCGTTCAGTTGAATCAGCATCATGCGCTATAACTACGCACCGTAAGTTATCATAAACAAGGCAATCTAAAAAGAAGCAAGCTAGAAAAAGAGTTGATATACCTTGCTGCCTTGCTTTCGGTATTATATCTCTGCCACTTAACCTAGCAAGTACCTTTCTCTGGGAATCATTCGGTATAAATGATACATTCTTACCACTTTTATTACTAACTTTTAAGAACTTCTCTATAGCTTCGGTGTGTGTTTCTCCGTAATCCTCTGGAAGCCAGCGATTTTTCATTTCTTTTTTCTTTTAAGATGCTGCTTATAAGCCTCTTTACGAGCCTTTCCAGTTTTATTCTTATAATGTTTTGGCATTATATATTCCTATTTAGCAGGTCCGTACTTCTTTACCCAGCGTTTTGCTGCCTTCTTGCTCTTACCACCTTTGGCAAACATAGCCCTTTGTTGAGCCTTGCCCTTATCTTTTCCCTTAAATGGCATGGTGTTTCTTTATCGTAAATTACAAATTTCATTATCCTTTATACCACTTACCAGTTCCCGCCCAGAAGAATTTCTTTTTCTTCTGCTCCTTAGCTTTCTTATATGCAGCTTGAAACGATTTAGCACCTTTACTATCTTTCCTAAATATATGATAACCGGATGCCTGCTTTCTAGCTATATCTCCTGCAAATGGAGATTTAAACTTTGTAGTAGCTTTAGGTGCAGGCTTCCAATCACCTGCTATACTTCTTTTCTGAGCTACATCTGAAGCTTGTACTTGTTTTGGTGTTATACCAAATCGCCTAATAGCAGTAGCCGCCGCTTTTCCCATTTCTCGACCTTTTATTTGCTTATCTGTTAATTCTCTCTTAGGTTTAGATACAGCTTTAGTCGCCTTTGCTTTAACAGCCTTTGTAGAAGGCATAGGCGGTGGAACAGCAGGAGTAACAGCAGGAGTAGGACGTATTTGTCTAGCACCTCCATCTACTTTTGTCTTAACTCTAGTAATAACCTTAGATGGAACTTTAGTCTGAGGTCCTTTTATGAATGTAGAAACTCCACTTGTACTAACCTTTCTAGGTGCTACTGCTAGAAATTGCCTAGTTTTTACATTATCAGGACCTGTAGGCGCACTACTTCTTTTAACAGCTCTACCAAATCTTTCACCTGTTCCCCAACCTTTTGTCTTCTGTACCTTAGGTGGAGCAAGACCTGCCTTCGTTGACTTTCTTTGGGAAGATGCATACCCAAGAGCTGTTCCAGTTACTCCAAAAATACCTAATTTTCCATATCCTTTAACCTTTTCTCCAAATATACTAGGGCTTACTTTTGCCTCCTTAGTAAGAAACTTAGCACCACCTCTTTTAAGTGTAGCAGGCTTATACTCCAACTGACCTAAAGGTCTATCCCAAGTATAAGTTTGTTCATAAGGTCTACCTTGTTTAGTAAAACTAACAGGTATTTTTTGTGTTACAATAGGAGGTCCATCTTTAGGACATCTATTTATAGGGGTACTTTTATATAAGGTACTTCTAGG